CCCGCTGGCGGCGTAGTCAGATCCCGGTCCTTGACCGAGAGCCCAACGACTGCGCCGACGCGTTTCAAGTTTGTGTCCATGCTGGTATTCCAGCCCGACTCGCCGAGCGTCCAGCCGTAGGTCAGTCCGAGATTGGGATCAGTGCTTGCCATCAGATGCCTCCATAGTATTTGCCGTAATTGAGTCCGAAGCCGGCGCGATCAAAACTGCGCGTTTGCCGTTGCCAACTGGCATAGCCGTCGCGCACCGCTTCAACTTCAATCTTGAGTTTTCCGTTGAGGCGGCCCAGACCACTGTCGGTTACCTCATCGGCGACGAGATAACTCCAGGACGTCGTGGTGATGCCGGTGACGGTTTTCCGGAGAGCGCCGCTCTCGCCATAGACCCGAATGGTGTAGGTGGTTCCAACTTCGGGACCGATGTTGGCCTCGGACTGCGTCACCAGATACACCGTCTGCTGCATCCGGTCGCGGTAGGCCCAGGTCACAGATGCTTGACCGAGAATGACCGTCGGCCACATCACGTTGTTGATTTTCACGTTCCCCGGCGGATAAGGCCGGATCATCCGCCCGGCAAAGGTATAGCTATCCGCAGGTGCTGCCGATTCTGCCAAGCGACCGAGGCCGGTGGCCGGCAGCATCTTCACCTGCAGTGTTTCAGCAGAGAGGTACTGCTCGGTGATCAGCGCTTCCACGGCGTCGGCAAACCAGAGGCGCGCTGCTGCCAGGTGCGTTGCCGGTACCGTATCGAGCACGCCCCGATCGACCGTCACCGTGCCGGCCACGAGATTGATCGCCTTGACCGCGACGATCTCGTTATCGAGATAGGCAATGGTGTCGAGTTTCACGACGCCGAGGTCCTGTCCATTGCCGAGGGTCAGTACCGTCGCCTGTTCGTCGATGGCATTGGTCACCGTTGCATTGGGCGTAAAGCCCATCGTTTCAACTTCGGCGTAGGCGGCGCTGCCCTGGCGGGTCAGCAGTTTGACGTTGAGTGAATCACCCGAGGGCCGACTGGCACAGGCGACCAGAAAGCCACCTTGCGGGTCGAGTTCGGCGCGTGCTGTAGCCGACTCACCAACCAGTCGTTTCACTACTGACCACCAAGGTGCTTCCGCAAGCCGGCGATACGGTACCGGGGCGGGTGACGTCAGCGGCGACACCCATGAGGTCGGCGTCGGGGAAACGTAGGAGGCCGATGGCAGGCCAAAGATGTCTTCGACGCATTCGATCCGTACACGGCCATCGGTCAGCGTCCCGTAGGAGATGCGCACCACCCGCATCACCAGTTGCGCGATGCCGAACTCGGGCCAGGTGAATTTGAATACCTCGCCGATGTTGAGGTTGGCGGCCTGCCGGTTGGCGATCAGCGTGGCCTTGGCCAGGGGCACCGAGAGTTGTTTCAGATCGCCCAGCGCAACCCGCGAGGCCAGACTGCCATTGCTCACCCCGGGATAATCGACCGTCACCGAGGACACCACGCCGCCGGCCAGTTCCAGCGCCGCCAGGTCATGCACCGTGATGGCGGCATCCTTGTCCGTGGATCGATCGCGGTAACGCACCGTGACCTGATTGACCAGTTCCGATTCAGCCGGCCGCGAAAAACTCTCCAGTTCCAGAATGTTCGACGCATCGAGCACCAATAGGCTGGATACGGTGTAGTCGGCCCGGGCGAGCTTCAGAACGAACTTGCCGGTGCGGGGATGCACATAGAGCGTGCCGTCGATATGCCGCAGTACCTCGGCGATGAATTCCTCCAAGGGTTGTTCGCGATCCCACAAGATCGACAAACCGTATTGTTCGGAGGCCAGCGTGTTGGCCGAAGTCTGGAAACTGGTCGCATCGATTTCGCTCGCTGCATAACCCAAGCCCCACGTGGCGTTGTTCAGGCACTCGTAGATGATGTGCGACGGGTTCGCGTCATTGTTGATGTTGCCGCCACCTAAGGCCGCCGGTGCGGGAATGCGCCGCGCTTCGACGCTCCACGGCTTGACGTAAGGATTCATGGCCGACAGCAGGCATTGCTGCGCGATGAGCGACACTACGCCCCGGAAGGCCGGGATGATGCTGCCGAGCATCTGATGCAGGTAGCCGGAAACGGTTTCTGCTGGCCCACCCATCTTGATTTCGACGTAGCCTTGGACACCGCCCTCGCGGGACTCGCCACCGAAGAGTTCCGGCGCGTTGATGTAGATCGTCTGTGAGGACGTGATGCTGCCGCTCCAGGCCGTGCGCTCGCCCACGATGATGCGCGTCACGGCATCCACCGGCCCGTGGCACAGCGCCAGATGGAGTCCGGCGTAATAGCGATGGCCGACGACATAGGTGGAGGAACCACCACCGCCTTTTCCGCCGCCGCCCATTTATGCCTCCTCCTGTTGTGGTTCGAGCGGCTGTTCCATTTTGTCGGCAAGACGGCATGCCATCGCATCGCCGGTGGCGCGCAGCCAGTCGGTCGTCACACCGTTCTGGCGGAAATCATCAAAGCTCACGCCATCGCGCGGGAACCACTTGCGCAGACCGGCGTTGCAGTAGCCGAAGGCTTTGGCGTCGTCATGCGTCACAATCATTTCTTGCCTCCGCTGCCCGACGATTGACGAATCTCGGTGGTTTTGACGTCGCCATACCAGACCACATTGGCCTGACGAATGACGCGGGTGCCGAACAGCACAGGAATGGCCTTTCCGGATTCCGCCACCGGCACATCGAGGTTGCCCGGCGAGGGCGCAATGGGCTTCGGCGGCTTCGGCGTAAGCAGCATGCCGATAACCGTGGTGATGACCCAGATGGCAATCTGTACCCACATGATTCAGCCCTCAGACAATCGAATCCCCGGCGAAGGGGTTCTTGACGGGAATCCAGGGAAACCCGCCGAAATTGAGACTGTTGCCGAACTTGCTCTGGCAGGTGGCAAACGTCCGGTCACAGCCGGCAAAGGCTTCAAATGCCGAGCCCACGGCAATTCCTGGCAGTACGGCCGAGAGCGTGACGGTGTCACCCGAGTGATTGGTGATCATGCGTGGCACGCCGCCAACCCGCAGATACCCTCCGGTCAGCCAGCCGGTGGCCTGCGCGAGCAAGGCGCTGGATGTCACGTTCAGGCCGGAGAGCGCACTCACGGTACCGGCCACCTTGTAGGCTTGGTTGTTCATTCCGCAGCCCGGATCGAACAGTGCATGGCGGCACCCGGTCTGGTAGTGGGCGCGCAAGCCCGGCCGCTTCAGCGCCGTGAAGATCGACTCGCAGCGAATCTTCGCGGTACTGCCGCTGAACACCACGGAAGCCACGCGCCCCTTCCACCAGGTGATGTACTCGGCATCACCCAGGTGGTTACGAAACAACGTGACCGACACCACGCCATTGGGCCGTGCCGCCGCGAAGAGTTGAGCCACCGCAAAGTCGCGGGCGCACTCGAGGTCAATGCCGTTGCGGGCAAAATCTGGCGACTGCTCGACGGCTGAGCGGCGGATCACGGCGGGTTGGTAGCTTTCGGCCTGGTAGGTAATGACATCCCGGGCACTCGTTACCGTCCATACCTGCTGACCGAGTACGAAACGATAAAGCTCGACCGGCTGGCCAGCCGCCGCCGAGATTTCCTGTGTGGTGTAGGTCATGCTTTCACGCTCAGCATCGGGATGGATGCTTCCACGACGCTGTCCGTCTGCCAGTTGATCTCGATCTGGTCGGCATCGAGTCGGGTTTTTTCCAGAAAATAGATGGCGATCCAGTCCTCGGGGTTGGCGTCGAAGCCGAAAGACTGATTGATCGTCATCACTTCTTCATCACCGATAGTTCCTGCCCCGAAACTCGAGATCGTGCGGAAATACCACGTGCCGTTTTTGTAGAGGAACGCGGCTTCGGTGCGCCCCGGCATCGGATTGAAATAGAGTGCGTAACCGCGCGAGGCAACCGTCATCACCGTCTGGTTCGAGAGGATTTTCTTGACCGGGACGATGGATGCTTCCCAGGTTGGGTGCCAGAACGCGGTCAAGCGCCCCTGGCGTGCGGCCAGCCACGCCTTGAAGGCATCAACCTCGGTGCGGTTCTTGAAGATGTAATCGAAGGAGCGACGCACGAAGGGGCGCGCGGCATGATCGTCGACGGCTGTGATGCCGGTGCCGAAATCCAGTACTTCGGCCAGCCGCCGATAGTCACTCTCCACATCGCGCACCCGGTTCGGGCGTGTGATCCAGACCGGTGTCGAGTTGAAGGTGGTGGTCGAGTCCTGCTTGGTGATGGCCGTGGTGCCCGCGATATCGAACACCAGCCGAGCGGTGGCGATGGCGTCCGTCACCCGCGAGACCGCTTGTGTCACGCGCAGCCGCGCCGTGCGTGCCGGTGTCACAAACGCGCCCGCCGGCCAGGATTGCAGCAAGGGCTGCTTCAGTGTCACGGCGTTGCTCGCCACCGACAGCACCTCTGCTGCCTCGGTGTTGCGGCTGTCTGAGCCAATCACCAGGAGACCGTCTGCTTCGTATTCGAGATTGGTGGTGGTCAGCGGAATTACCGTACTGCCTGCTGCGATGGCTGCAGTGAGCACCGCTTTGTCGGGCCAGATCGGCAGCGCATAGACCCGCGATTGCCAAGCCGACAACAGCACGTCCAGAAGCGCGGCATCTGCACTGCCCACCAGTATCGAGAACTCCAGGGAGCGGCGCGGCTTGGCCCGCAAGCTGACCCGTTGTTCTGTACCGTCGCGCGCCGTGAGGACATCAGTCGCCCACATCAAGCGCTCCAGCCAGCCGTCTGCCCAGTTGGGTTTGAGTCCGAACACCACGACGCGTCGGCCGGAGATCGACAGCGTCGGCGCTTCATCTGGAAACTGGAAGGTGAAATCCGCTTCGATCACCGGCGGCCCGTCGAGGCTCACCGAGACGTTGTGCAGGCGGGACTCCAGCATGCCGTAGGTCGTTGGCGGATTGGCCGGGGCGGCAAGTGATATACCGCCATCGTTCGCACCGATCACCGCCGTCAGGGTTTGAGACGCGAAGTGCGCATTCCACACCTCGACCTGGCGCATCTGTGTCGACAGCAGATTGCCCAGCGCGATCGTGGCCGGCAAGAGATGGACGTGGTGATACCAGTCCTGCTCAAACTGGCGAACCAGGTTCCCCGAGAAGACCGAGACGATCTCGGAGATCGGCAGGTTGTTGGTCTTCACGCCGGCATTAGGCGGGTTGCCGGCCAACGCTGCCGCATAGGGCAGCGTCAAGGGCGCAGGCAGGAACTTGGCCGCCGCGCCATAGGCAGGATTCCCGGGCAGCCCCGAGGGCAGGACAGCGCCGCTATACGTGGCCATGAGTCGTCATTTCAAGAACCCGTAACCGCCGTAGCTCATGGTGAAGACCATCCAGTCATTGCCACCCAAGGTAACCACGTCCTTGTTAACGTACTGACCGTTCATGCGCAGCACCCGGGCACCCGGGGCATAGCCCATCATCGAATAGAAGCCAGACGGCGTTGGACGACCGACTTCGATGGTCGCGGGATACAGCGGCGTGACACCGTTAAACGCAATCGGCGCATAGCTATCCAGTTGCCGTGCATAGCCGGAATAGAACGCCCGCACGGCATCTACCCCCGAGGTGCCGACCTTCCATTTGTTGGTGTTGCCGTCGATGTCGGTCCGCATATAGGTGCTGTAGGTATCCGACAGGAAGGCGCCTCCTGTAAATGTGCAGGTCTTGGTGATCGCTCCGAACAAGAACGGCGCATAGGTAGTGCTCGCGGTTTGCACGATGCAGTAACACCAGCCGTCGCCGCCGAAGAGGAAGTACTCGGCACTGCCCGACAGTTGCGTGACCGAGTACGAGCCCGAGGCCACGGTCTGCGACGCATAGGCCAGACCGCTATTGAAACTGGTCGAGCCATAACCCGAGACATAGGTCGCGTAGGAATGCAGGTTGACGAACTGCCCGCTGGCGGCATGTTGCAGATGCAGGCGGAAATACCCTGCGTCCGCCTGATACATCAATTGCGCGTAGCCGCAGGAACCGGTGGCGAAGAGCCGAATCTTGTCGAGCAGGTCGTTGGCGGAGGTGGTAATGCCAGACTGGAATGCCATCGATTACCTCACGCGAGCTTCAAGGCCCAGTAGTCGCTGTAACCGGTGCGAAAGACATCCTGTACCACCAGGTGATCAACGCCACCGACATTGATAATGTTCTCGGCCGCGTTGGCGTAGCCCGGCACGGCGTAGCAGCCGTCCATCTCTCCCAGACCAATGTGGATGAATGGCAGCAGCGGATAAGATCCGTCCGGACATTCGCGCATGGTTCCGCCCCAACTGCTCGGCCACATTGCCGACACGCCGGTCCAGACCCCGGTCGGCGCGTAATACGCGCCCGAATAGCCCGACGACTTGGGCAGGTGATTGCGGTATTGGTAGGAATTGCTCCAGCGCGTCGATCCGTTATAGGTGCCACCGATCAACATGGGGTACAGGTACTGTCCTGGCGTGGCATAGGGCAGGAACAATCCCAGGTGCATCATTTCGTAATAGGTGCCAGTCTTGGCCACCATGACGATGCGCCGGCCATTGGCCACGATCCAGTACGGCATGGCGGAGGCCATGAGGAGTGCGTAGAACGGACCACCCGGGTTGTATTGCCCGTCGAACGTCTGCGCCGCGTTCCAGCCAACGAAGCCACGGACTTTCCAGTTGCCATAGTCGGCTCCGGCTTCTGACAGGATGCCGACATTGATCTGGTCGGTGCCGGCGAGCCCAGGTCCCTGCAACACCAGTTCCGCCGGTGGCCCGGGTACCCAGCGCAGCACCGACCAGCGCTCGTTGGCTGGCAGCATGTCCTGGGTGACGAACTGCTTGAGGCGGTTCAGCAGATCGAGATAATCGGTGGCGGTGCCACTGGTAAAGGCCATGGGTTACCTCAGCAATTCACGCACGGCCGAGCCGTTACGCGAAAGCACGTTAAGAATGGTTTTTTCTCCGGCGGCGGAATTGAGATAGTCGCCGGCCATGCCAGGGTCGATGACATTCACGATGCGCACCGATTGCGAGGGCGCAGCGTTAGGCGCTGGCGATACCGCCGGCACCAGGCCACCGTCAGCGAAGGCCAGTCGTTGCCCGCTCCACCGGGGCGCCGACAGGCCGCCATTCAAGGCATGCAGGAAATCAACACCGACGCGGCGCACGGCATCCGCCCGCAGTACGTATTCGCCGGTGGAGAGACGTGCCGGGATTGAGTCACTGGTTGCAGTACCGGGACCGGTGACATAACCGCCACCAGCGAATCCCGCCCACTTGAAGAAGCCAGACACCAGACCGCCCAATCCGCCTGTGCCACCTTTGGTCATGCCGCCAAAGAGTTCCTCGGCGATCTTCTGTGCCGCGATACGGTTGATGGCCGAGAGCACCGAGCGGGCAAAGTCACCAAACGCATCGGAAGCTGATTTCGCACCTGACCCAATCTGTTCGAACATCGTCGTGAAGGCGTTCTCTACGTCGCCGTTGATGCGTGTAGCCACGTCATCTGCCACGGTCTTGAGACCCGCCATTTCCACCTTGAGCCGGGCTACCCGGTTGATGGCTTCCTCTGAGCCCGTCGCGGCGGCGAGGGCCTGCATCCTGGGGATCATGCCTTCCACTTCGGTAGCGGTCTGTTGGTGCACCGTCAGCACCTCGCGCCGCATCTGCGTTTCGGTAATCATCCCGGCATCCTTCTGCACCTGGAGTTCCCGTTCGCGAATGCTCATGCGGTCGGTGACGTTCTGATACTGGCGCTCGAGTTTCGCCAGTTCCGCCATGTCCGCTTCGACATTGATCAGGCGGCCGACATCGGCGGCACCCGTGGTGTCGCCCATGCGTTGCAGCTTTTCGATCAGGGGCTGGTATTCGCGCTCGAGCCGTGCCCGTGTGACATCGCCGCCGGCCCCGCCACGGATCTCGGCCATGCGGTCGCGCACGCGAGCCAATTCGTCTGCCAGTTCCTTCTCGGCCTTGGCCGCAGCATGTGCATTGGCGATCTCGACCTCGCCGCGCTTCATATTGAGCACGGTGATCTCACCCTCGAGTTTCTTCACCTCGGCTTTGGCACGCAGGCGCTGCGCTTCATCCTTGCCCCCGACGGCCACCGCTGATTGCGCGCTCAGTTCCTGCTGCTTTGCCGTGAGTTCCTGGTCGATGGCCTGTTGCTCGATCTGTGTCTTGCGAGCGTAGTAGTCGCGCACGGAAACCAGGCGGTCATCGAGGGAACGGTCGAGGGTTGCTTTTTGAAGATCGAGCCCTTCCTTCAGCACTTTGAATTCGGACTCTGCCTGCGCTTTGACCACGGCGAGTTTTGCGCCGGTGGCATCCCTCTCCGCGCCGTCGGCGGACTTCTTCTCGCACTTGCCATTTACCCACTGGCCACCGGACACGACACACGCAATGCGCTGCATGTCTTCTGTTGGTTTTCCGGTCGGTGACTTCTCGTCCGGACGCTTGGGGCTGGTCAGCGCATCGAGCCGCTGTTTCGACGCCGCCAGTTCCTGCTCCCATTGCGCGAGGTTCTTCCTGAGCGTTGTCATCGCGCCTTCGTTGAACTTCACATCGAAGGGCATGAACGGCACCGGCGCTTTGCCGGTATCGACCTTCTTGCGGGTCGAATCAACCAACTCCTGAATGCGCGCGACCTCGTCACGTGCCTGTTTGATTTCGGTCCCGTTGAACAGGAGATTGCCGACCCCGCCGAGACCAACCCACATGGCCTTCAACTTGCCCGAGTCGTTCGCCGCCTCGCGCATGGCATTCGTGATGTTGATGAGTTCGGGCAGGAAATCGCGGGCCAGCGTGATACCGAGCGCTGACGACGAGGCTTTGAGTGCCGTGAGATTGTCGTTGAACGCTTCCGCCGAACGCGCCGTTTCGGTGGTGAGCTTCAAACCCAGGCGTTCGGCTTCCGCCGTGAGTTGATTGATGCCGGCCGCCCCCTGATTCAGGAACGGAATCATGTCCATGCCACTCTTGCCGAAAATCTTTACAGCGAGCGCAGTCTTGACTGCACCGTCTTCCAGATTGGCGAAGACGTTGGCCACCTGCAGCAGGACATCCTCGGTGGACTTCATGCTGCCATCGGCATTCTTGACGGAGATGCCGAGTGCCTGGAACAACTGCGCCCCATCACCGATGCCGGTATTGGCCTCGGTAATGTTCTGCGACAGGCTCTTGATGCCTTTCTGCAAGGCTTCCAGACTCACATCCGACAACTGTGCGGCAAAGCGCAAGGTCGACAGCGCTTCCACCGAAATGCCGATTTTCTGCGAGAGCTTGTTGAGATGATCGGCCGCATCGATCGCACCTTTGATCATGGCAGCGAACCCGGCCACCGAAAGCGAAACGCCAAGGCCCGCCAG